ACCAAGATGCCAGAAGTCTTTAGTTATGTAAACATTAACTTCAAAAACTTATTGAATGTTTATCTAACTCAGGATCCAAGGTTAACATTTTACATGAAAGTGTTTGGTAAAGGTCCAGACCAAATGATGGCTGACCAGGCATATGACGATTAATTATGGCAATTATTTACACTAATACATCAAGTGGCTCACTTAGGCGGAACAGGAAGAAAGCAAAGAACCTGTCCGCCAACCAGTTGGCACAATACAAAGAAGACCTAAGACTTCATAATAAACATATGAAGAAGATACATCTACACGACAAACAAATGAATTTAGAAGACTATATAAAATACCGTCACGGTATGTTAAAAATTAAAACTAGAAGTATGCCATTGAAATCAGTGCCATATACTAGAGAAACTCCCAATTATCCAAGCTTATCAAATTCTACCAACTTAGGTGGTGGTACGATTGACTACAAAGAACAACAAGAACGAATTGAAGTATCTAAACAATACTCAATTGTTCCAGCATATAACAAAGGTCCTTACATGGTAGTCGGTAAAGAAGACCTTAAAACAGCAGGGAGAAAAGTATGAAGTTAATAGATATGATATCAATAGGAATTATTGCCTTAGCATTTATGTTTATCACAGGGGCTGCAAAAGCAAATCCAGTTACAGAGTGGTTTAAAACTGAATGGGTAAAAACTGTTGAGTTTCAAAAGTCTAGTTTTGCAGATGCAAAAGACCAGACAGAAAATACGAAGTTAAAATTACAAGACCTATGGTCTAAGGTAAAAGATAATGTTACACAAGATTAGTCAGTTTTGTGATAAAGTGGACACCATCAAAAAGATGTCCGATGAATTAAGGGTCTTGAAATATCAGACCCCTAAATCAAAAGATAGGGACTTTAGAATACAAAACTTAATTGAAACCATACAGGCAGATTGCCATTTGGTATCACAAGACAAATCAGATTATGATAATGATAAAAATGAAGAGGGTGAGTATGGCGATTATTCTGGTATTACTAGTTACGCAATGCACATCCAGAACAACAAAGAGTGAAAATGAAAATAAGTGGAATCCAGCGTTTAGTATTATTAGGACTATTATTACCGGTTCTCGCTAGTTGCAGTGCCAGTAGAAGTCAAATAGGTGCAGTTGCAGGTGGCACAAGTGGTGTTGCAGGTTGTGTATCAGTAGGTGTATCAGACCCATATGTTACAGGTGCATGTGCCTTGATTGGGGCTTTCGCAGGTGCAGAGATTATGTACAAATCAGATTATGATGTACACAATGCAGTATTCGTAGACCATTTAGATAACTCTCCACACGGACAGAGTTACACAAATTGGTACAATAAACAAACTGGCAATTCAGGTATTATTAAGACTACATCATCATATACAAAAGGTCCTATTATGTGTAGAGATTATAACGCAACAGTTGATATTAAACAAAGATGGCCACTGGTTGGTATCGGAGGGTTGAAGAGAGAAGTAATCCACGGTACAGCATGTATGTTACCAGATGGTAGGTGGGTGGAGATGCCAAGATGAAGAAGTTATTAATGTTCTTATTTTGTTCTATGATGTATTCCACGCTTGCCATTTCAGGCGAAAAGGTGTATCATAGTAAAATAAAGTCAATAAATCCAGAGATGGTTGACGGACAGTATTGTTATGTTAAAATTATTATTAAAGAAGTTGATGATACAATTATTAAAGAAGAAATTTTGGAGTGTGCTGACGGTAGAAATAAATTCGACAGTCCAGGTTATTGGGAGATGTTTGCCGAGTTTTACTACAGAGATGTCAATACGCCAGAATATTGCAGGTCTTATTCAAGGTCTGGCCATGCTTTTAAGTCGTTCGGAAAAGTATGTATGAACAAGAACGGTGAATGGGAGAGAAAATAATGATTAAGAACATTATAATTATCGCTCTGGTAATTACTGTGATTACTAAGTTAGGTATGAGTGCAGAAGATATTTTAAACTATCTTCAATCCACGCTTGACAAATTGCAAGAATTACTGTATTATATGAAAGAGAGGATATAAAATGAATAAATTGAAAATGATAGGACTAGTTAGTACATTGGCGCTTATGAGTGCTTGTTCTTCTACGACTTATCAAATTAAGAATGAGAAGTCAGATGTGGTTGATACAGTGCCAAAATGGTACATGAGTAATATCAATGAAACAGAGGCTTGTAACTTAGATACAAACCTTATCGGTCAAGTCAAAGAAAAAGATAAGAATAGACAGTGTATCTATGGTGTTGCAACAAGTGTATCACCAGACCTAAATCTTGCTATAGAGAAAGCAAAGATGTTGGCAAAAGCAGAAATGGCCGATATCATTATGGGTAAGATGAACAAAGAAAGTAAACAATTCATAACAGAACTTGGTAAAACAGAAACTAAGACAATTGTTTCTGAAGTAGAGAGTGTTTTAGTTAACTCTATCAAAGATACACCAGTGAGAGGTTATGAAATCTTTGCTCAAGATGTGACCTTAACTAAAAAAGGTTATTACAGAGCATGGATTGGTTTAAGGTTGCCATTAGGTGAGTACAATAAAATGTACAACTATAATATTGAAATGGCTACCGATGCATACAACTTGAAAGCAAAAGCTTCAGATGCATTTAACAACTTAACAAAAGAGAAAACAAATGGCGATAGTAATATACAGTAAACCTAATTGTACATTTTGTACAAAGGCAAAGTCTTTACTTAACAACCTTGGCCATGCATATGAAGAGAAGATGCTTGGCAAAGACTTTAATACACCAGATGAGATGTTTGAAGAGATTGGTAAACAAGTAAGAACCATGCCTCAAATTATGATTGATGATAAACTAGTAGGTGGTTATAACCAATTAGTTGAGTATTTTTCAGACAAAGGTAAAGTAAACTTTAAAGGTGAAAAAATCAATGAAGAGTTTGTTGCTAGTGGTGAACAAATAGATGAGTGATGACAAGATTGTTTTATTTCCTACTGATAGGATTAGAAATAAAAGTAAAATAGGCAGTGTCAATCCAGAGCAACATGCTAGAATGGTTGAAAAACAAACAACAGAGTTTGTTGAGGCAACCACAGATGACATTGCTTACACATTGATTGATAAGTTTATTAATGCAGGTATTAAAACTAAAGAAGTAAATTTTACCAAAGACCTTGCATTGGCAATTGATACGATACGAGGTCTAATTTATAGAGATTTTAAAAAACATCATCCAGCACAAGACTTGTCAGATATGATGATACAAGTTAAAAACGGACCAAACGGTCAGAGAAGTGCTTTATGTCGATATGACTTGGTACTGCCTGGTGCAAAACCACAGGCACCATTGTCAGATGACATTAAAGATGAAGTTAGAGATTTGACGGATATAGAAAATGGCGAAGTCACATTTACACCAGACTTTGAACCGGATCCTGAGAATGATAATTAAAGAATTCAGACAGAGCAACTACAGATGTACGCTTGCCTTGTCGAATAGTGGCGACTTAACGCAAAACTTGAAAAGGAGCAATTATGCTACAATACATTATGAACAATATGTTTAAATCAAAGGAGAAAATAAACATGGCTAAAGCTACAAAAACTGAAAAGGTAAGAAACCTTTTCTCAAAAGGAAATTCAGTAACTTGGAAATCTCTAAGAACTAAATTTGACCTAAGGTCACCAGCACAAATGGTTGGTAAACTAAGAAACGAAGGTATGATGATTTATGAAAATAGAACATCAGCTGGTGTATCTTACAGAGTAGGAACTCCATCAAAAGCTGTAATCGCAGCTGGACAAACTGCTTTATTCGGTAAACAAGGTTACGCTGCTTCAGCATAACTTAACCGAAACTGAGGGTAGGCGCTTCGGCGCCTGCCTTTTTCGTCTTATGACTAGACAACAAGATTTAAATTACAGAATGGTTAAGACATTGGCAGAAGCAAACAAAGACTTACCAATGAAGAGAAAGGTAGATACTTACGAGTATGAAAGCCTTGAACTATGTATAAAAACAGACCAGGTACCAGCAAACCATATTGCTGAACTTTTTACAGACAAAGAATTCTACGAGTGGTACGCAAAACGCAATTTCTCTACGCAAGATGGCGTATAAATAGTATTACTGAATGAAAAACAACTAAGGAGAAATTATGGTTACGCAAAACCCAAATCTTATATCACAAAAAGCCATGGAGGCTATGAATAGTACGACAGGAACAGGAACTGTTCTTATGTCAGAGGTACTAACTAAAGTAAATAACGCAAAAGACAAACCAAAAAAGATTGCCGTTCTAAGAGATTACGACAATGCACCATTGAGAATGGTATTGAAAGGTGCATTTGACCCTAATGTCAAATGGGCATTGCCGTCAGGCACACCACCATACATTGCTAATGAGGCGCCAAAGGGTACAGAACACGGTCTTTTACGCAATGAAGCCAAAAGACTATGGCATTTTGTAGATGGTGCAGACGCAGCTACTACAAAGACGCAGAAAGAAACAATGTTTATACAGATGTTAGAAGGATTACACCAAGAAGAAGCAGAACTCTTACTAGGTATGAAGAATAAGACCTTAAACAAGATGTATAAAGGTTTAACTTCAGCATTAGTGCGTGAGGCGTTCAATTGGAACGAGAATTTCATGCTAATTGAGAACAAATAAAGAACATTTATTGAAAAAAAAGCAATAAAGTGCTTGCCAAAGGTGTCATTTTAGTGTATTATATACATATAAACGATAACAAAAGGACAAATATATTATGAATAAGTTAGTAATAGCACTAGTAGTTGCAAATATTTTTATATGGGCAAATGTTTCAGATGCAAAAGCAAACGATTATAACACGGCCGTCATAGGTCATGTTGTTACAAATGCAGGTGAGATTGATAAAGAGGCACTTTTAGAGAGTGAAATGGCTAAGATTGGTCATAAATATGCTTTAGAAATGGTGTCTATTATGCAAGAGTATTTACCAAGTATCATTGACGGTGCAATGGCTGATTTAAGATTGAAGCTTGATGCAAAACACAAATGTTTACTTTTAAAAGATACGAAGATTGCAGACAAAGAGTGTTCATAACTTATGACTAAAAAACAATCACGAAAATTTAGAGATGATGTACCTGAAATACCATTTACATATGATTTCTATTTGGTGTATTGGGAGGATATTCAATCAGACGCTGGTTGGAAAACAATGAAAGAAATTCAAAACATGAAACCTGCTATTTGTGTATCAACTGGTTGGTTGGTCAAATCAGATAAAAAGGTGCATGTGTTGATGAGTGACTACAATTATGAAGAGAATGGTGACTTGGCAGATGGTGGTAACACAACAGTTATACCAACTAAAAATGTAATCAAGAAATTTAAAATTGCAGATTTATAAACAACTAAAAGAGAGAGTATATTATGGGACAATGTAAAGAACTAGACCACCACTTAAAAGAAATCATCAATAGGATTCCTGATAAGATTATAGAATTTGCCGAAAGTGGCAAACCTAAAATGACCTACTACACAGGTAGTTGGCAAACCGACATTCTAAATAACTACACTGAAAAACAATCAGAGAAAATCTTTAAGAAGATGCAAAAACTTCAACAAGACCCTCGTATTATGTTTTTTCAGAAAAGAAACAAACCAATAAAGATTGGCACTTGGTCAGAATACGGTGAAAAGCCAGAACAAATCATAGAGAGTTATGATTATCTAGTCGTTAGGTCAGGAAATGGTCAGTAAATGGCACGACTTTAAGGTAGTCTGTAACACCTTATCCGCTGTAATTGTAATCGGTGCCGTAGTTGGTACCGTTTACTTTTACAAAAGTGCTACTGCTGTTCAAGCAGGCACACCAGAAATTATATACGAAAAACCAGACTTCGAACATACAAGTAATAAAACATTTTTAGTTAATGTTACTCAGTGTGTTGACTACATTTACAATACCACAACAGATGTTTTTCCAGTACCTTTAGATTTACTACTAGCTCAGGCTGCCTTAGAGAGTGGTTGGGGAACTAGTAGATTTGCTAGAGAAGGAAAGAACTTGTTTGGTATGAGAACTTATAATCTTACAGAACCACATATGTTACCATCTAATAAACCTAGAAAATGGGGTGTAAAGGTGTACGAACATGAGTGTGATAGTGTCATGCATTATATTAATACACTAAATAATGGTACAGCTTTTGGTAAGTATCAGAAGTTAAGAGATGAGGGCGAAACAGATGCAATCAAACTATTACATACATTGGAAAGTTATGCCTCAGACAAAAACTATTTTGTAAAAGTAGAAAAGATAATCAAAAAAATTAGAACAGAATACAGGTAATATGCTAACAATATTCATAACATTTCTATCGGCTATTTCTATATCTGCCATTGCGGCTGGATATAGTATTATTGGTCTTGCAACACTATTTGCTGGTGCAACGATGCCTATTATTGCTATGGGTAGTGCATTAGAAGTAGGTAAACTTGTTGCCGCCAGTTGGTTATATAATAATTGGCGAAACGAACTTGTACCCAAAAGTTTAAAAACATATCTCACATTTGCTGTTATTGTTTTAATCTTTATCACATCTATGGGTATCTTTGGTTTCTTATCAAAGGCACACTTAGACCAAGTACAACCTAATTCTAGTAACACAATTAAGATAGAACTTTTAGATGACCAAATAAAACAACAAAATTTAATTA